CATCTGATGCTGAATATACAACTCTTGACAAAAAAGATTTACTATCTAATGGATTTAAACAAAGAACAAATTTATATGGAAATTTATCTGGTGGCACATACATCTACATGGCATTTGCCGAACACCCATTTGTTACATCAGGAGGGTTGCCTGTCACAGCAAGATAGGATATTAATATAGTATGGCATCAACATATTCAGATAGACTCAAACTCGAACTTCAAGGCACAGGCGAAAACGCCGGTACTTGGGGTGATAAGACGAATAACAACCTCGAGGTTCTTGATGCTTTTGCAGGTGGTTTTCTATCCAAGAATGTCGGAGGATCGGCTGACGTCACCTTAACCACGGCTAATGCTTCTGCTACTTCCGAAGCTTCGAACAAGGTCATTGATTTAAATGGTTTACTGACAGGAAACATTACGGTGTTTATCCCTGCGGAAGAAAACAATTATATTGTCTACAATAATACTTCAGGTTCTTTTTCTTTAACCGTTGCAGCCACAGGTCACAGTGCTAATGGTGTAGCGATTACTCAAGGAGCCTACGATGTGGTTTATTGCGATGGTAGTCCTAATTTTAATGTTTCAAGAATTTTATCAAACTTTGGTGCGATCTCGACACAGGATTTAACTGTTACAGGAAATGTCAATGCATCTGTCGATGCGAACATTACAGGTAATGCAAGTATCACAGGGAATATAGCAGTGACAGGAACAGCCAATGTAACAGCCGATGCAAACGTTGCAGGTAATGTGAATGTTACTTCAACAATCAATGGATCAACTGCAACCTTTTCAGGAAATGTCAACGCTGACAATTTTGTATCCACCAATGAATTAGTTTATACCGATGGAACAGTGGGAAACATCTCTGTTAGAAATTTGTTTACAACAACAAGTACTACTGCTCCTAGCTCTGGCACAGGTGCAGACGGAGATTTTTATCTCATTCATGATGAATAATGGCAAGCGAATGGTATTACAAAGCAAGCAGTGCTTGGAAACAAGTCAACGAAGCGTTTTATAAACAAAGTGGTTCGTGGAAAGAGATCCAAGAAGCATGGATCAAGGTCGGTGGATCGTGGAAACAATTCTACACAGCTTTTGTCGCTACTGCCTTTTCAACCACAACCTCTAATATTTCGATAACCGTTCCCACAGGAGCCAATGCGATTCATGTGCAAGCCGCTGTTGGTGGGGGTGCTGCAGGTGTATCAGGTGCTGAATATGATAAATCAGGGGGTGAGTCGGGAGGTACAGGTGGTGGTTCAGGTGCCTATGTTTCTGATAAAGTTTTTACAGTCAGTGAAGGAGAAACCTTAACCCTAACAGTAGGAGCAGGTGGTTCCACTGGTAGCTTAGGTTCTTATCCAAACTATTATGCCGATGACGGTGATAACACCGTTCTTTCTGGTAGTGCCACAGGCTCTATTTTTACCTTAGGTGGAGGTGGTGGGGGTAGTTCAAGTGGTGGTTCGTCACCGAACGGTAGTGTTCGTACAAACCTTCCTTCTTCTGGTGGCTCAGCTACCATTAGTGCGAGTCCTTTGACATCAGGAACGTTTCGTGAGTCTAACGGTGCAACGGTCACGTTTGGCACAGCAACAACCTTGGACCAAGGTCCCGTGGGTACGTTTAATCAATCAGGTTCTGGTGTAGCAGGAACTACAGGTCAAAACTGTGGTGGTGACAACTGTCAAATCGCAGGTCAAAACGGAGCTGCTTCTTATGCAGGCAATATTGCAGGGGGAACAGGTCGCTTTAATAGTCCGGGTGATGCAGGAACTCGAGGTTCAGGTGGTGGAGGGGGCGGAGCACAGCCTTCATCAAGTGGTGGTGTTGGAGGCACAGGAGAGATTAAATATCGATTCTTACGAATCACCTAGAAATGTATTTAGAAAATTATTATTACTACTTTCAAAAAGCTTTATCTTCTGATTTTTGTGATAAAATCATTGAACACGGTAAAAAACAAGTTGTGGAAGAAGCCAAAGTAGCAGACGAAACTTTACAACAAGCAAGAAATTCTTCAATAGCATGGATGCAAGATCCATGGCTCTATGAAGCCATTGAACCTTTTATTCAAGAAGCCAATGTGAGAGCAGGTTGGAATTTTGATTGGTTTGCTTCGGAGATGTGTCAGTTTACAGTTTATAAAGAAAAACAGTATTATGATTGGCATCAAGATTCTCATCAAAAACCTTATGATAAACTCGGCTCTCCCGAACACGGAATGATTAGAAAACTTTCCGTGACTGTCTCTTTAGAAGACGGTGATAATTATGAAGGTGGTAATTTAGAATTTGACTTGCGAAACAGAGAGGATAGCCAGTCGGTTATTTTATCAGCAGAGCAGGCAAGAGCGAAAGGATCAATTATTGTGTTCCCTTCGTTTGTTTGGCATCGAGTTGCTCCTGTCACGAAGGGCACTCGTTATTCATTAGTGATATGGAGTATAGGTGCTCCCTTTAGATAGGAGAAATAATGCAGTACGAAATTAAGAAATGGTTTGGCAACCCTATATTTATTACTAAGATAGATAACTACGAAACGATTAACAAAGATATCAAAGAGTTAATTAATCAAGAAATCAAACCGACTAATTCGCAATTTGCGAAAACAACTGATGTAAAATCAGATACACCCTTACAAGAAATTACGGATAATCTTCATACCGATAAACGTTTTGAAAAATTATTTAGTCAGATTAGAAAAAAAATAATCTTATTTTTAACGGAACATCATTATGATCTAAGTGTTTTTGATGCTCACATTATTAAAGCTTGGGCTACCTTTTCTACAAAGGGACAACACATAGCCAGTCATAAACATACAGCAAGTCACTACAGTTTAGTTTATTATGTCGAAGCAGAAGAACAAGGAAACATAACTTTTGAAGAAGATATGTGGCAAAAGACAGGGATGTATATACCCGCTAATAATAATTATTTTACAAAGTGGAGTGATATTAACTTTGCTTCTGTTAAATATCCTTCAGAAACAGGGGGATTGATTATTTTTCCAAGTAATTTATTACATTACACAGAAGAAAATCAAAAAGATAGACCACGCATCAGTATTTCTGCTGATGTTTTATTAACAATGAAACCGGGAATTAAGTCAGAACACTGTCTGCCTAGTCCTGAAACATGGAGTAAAATATGTTAGAAGGCGATCTGAAAGATCATAATATTAGAATTTATTTAGGCATGCCCATGTATGGTGGAATGCTCAGTGAGACTACTTTACATGGAATAATTCATACACAACAATGGATGTTGACTCAAGGTGTTGAAATGAAACTACAAACAATGGGTAATGAGTCTTTAATCACTCGTGCTCGAAATACCATTGTATCCATGTTTTTAGATGATACTAATTTTGTGGGAACACATTTATTATTTATAGATGCCGATATTGGTTTCAAGGCTGAAAACATAGAAAGGTTGATCAGAGCAGATAAAGATATTGCTTGTGGTATTTATCCAAGAAAATGTATTCACTGGGATCAAGTGATTAAGGCAGTAAAGAAAAACCCTGAAATTACAGAGGATGAAGTTTCTTATAAAGCTTTGGGATATAATTTAAATTTTGAAAACTCACAAGGTATAGAACTAAAAAACGGTTTTTGTGAAGTTTTAGAAGCCGCTACAGGCATGATGTTAATCAAACGAGATGTCTTCAAAAAGATGAAAAAAGCATACCCCGAACGTCAGTATAAAACAGATCAAATTATTAACGGTGGTCGTTATGCATCTAATAATTGCTATGATTTCTTTGGAGTGGGTAAGCTACCTTGGGACAAAGACGATCGATACTTCAGTGAAGACTATTATTTTTCTAGACTATGGTCTAAAATAGGTGGTAAGATATGGGCGGATGTCGCGTCGCCTTTACAACATCATGGAAACATGCATTTTAATGGTCACGTTGGATCCATATTTAGTTTAGCAAATGACATTAACAAAGATACAACTCAAACCGGGGATCCAAAAACAGACCAGTGATTTAGGTGCGTCTGGTGGTTTTACGGACGGTGACAATATTCGCTTTCGTTATGGCTTACCTGAGAAGATAGGTG